AGTGGCACCGGCGCCTGCTGACTGAGGCCGCCGAGGAGGCGCTTCGGGGGGAGGTGCTCCGATGATGCGGGACGTCCCGGAGTACGTGGAGGAGAGCGCGGTCGGCGACTGGCTGTGCGCGTGCGGCAACACGACCGTGGGCGAGGGCTTCTACCCGTACCGCGACGGGCGGCAGGTGGAGGAGTCCGACCCGGACTGGAACGGGCACGACATGGCGTGCCGGGTGTGCCGGCGCGTGGTGAACGGATGGCAGGCCGAGCCCGGGCCGGATGGCGACATTCGCATCCTCGTCATCGCCCGACCCGACGACATCGCTTGGCTAGAGGAGGACTGAATCATGGCTGTGAACATCACCGACGAGCTCGGCGACAGGTGGGCCATCACCCGCATCGACTGCCGGGCCTGCCATCACGTGATCGAGGGCGACGAGAACCTTGCCCGCATCGTGGACGTGGACGAGGCCTGCCCTCAGTGCGGCGACGGCGCGCTCCTCTTCGGCGGCGACGCCATCGGGGAGGAGAGATTGAAGTACGAAGAGGTGACCGTGACCTACGACCTCGACGACGAGGTGACCTGGGGGTACTCCTACGGCGTCCTGCGCGACGAGGAGGGCCGCTACTGGTTCGGGCAGGACCAGGTGGAGCAGTACGCCCAGGACTGGGACGAGGTGGACGGCATCGACTTCGGCGTCCACCTGGACCACGGCGGGACCGAACTGCGGTCGGCCGGGTACTGGCGCCCGGGCGTCACCGGGGAGGTCCCGGTGGTGATGCTCAGGAGGTGGGAGACTCGCTCGATCGACGGTCACCCGCACTGGGAGATCCTGGGGGCGGCGTGGCGCCCGGTGACCGACGCGGACTTCGCAGACTTCAGGGAGGACTAGATGCCCAACGCGCCCAAGACGCCGCTGCGCGCGGTGCGCGTCCCCGAGGACCTCTGGCGGGCGGCGATGACCGAGGCGGCGAGCCGCGGCGAGACGGTGTCGGACGTGCTGCGCCGCGCGCTGGAGGAGTACGTCAGCGGCTAGGGCTGGGCGGGCGCCAGGCCGGGAGGGCGCAAGGCGCCAGCCGGGCGGCCGAATCGGCGGCGCGCCACAGCCTTGTCGGCCCCCAGCGCTAGCGTGGAGGGCGTGAGGAGCGTTGAGCTATTCGCGGGTGCCGGCGGACTGGCCCTTGGCTGTCACCTGGCGGGGTTCGCCCCGGAGCTTGTCGTCGAGTGGGACAGGTGGGCATGCGACACGGTACGCGAGAATCGCAGCGCGGGCTTTCCCCTCGTCCTCGACTGGGAGGTTGAGGAGGGCGACGTTCGCAAGATCGACTGGGCCCGCGTCGCCGGCGACGTGGACTTAGTGGCCGGCGGCCCCCCCTGCCAGCCGTTCAGCACGGGAGGGAAGCACCGCGCGGCTGACGACGACAGGGACATGTTCCCTGCCTCGGTCGCGGTCGTCCGCGCCCTACGTCCGCGCGCGTTCATCTTCGAGAACGTCAAGGGCCTGACCCGGACGAGCTTTGCCAACTACTTCTCCTACATCCTGCTGCAGCTCACCTACCCCGAAACCACCTGCAGGCCGGACGAGCCGTGGACGGATCACCTTCATCGGCTGCAGGCCGAGCACACGGGATCCGCGTCCGGGCTGCGGTACAACGTGGTGCCGACCGTCGTCAACGCGGCCGACTACGGGGTGCCTCAGCGCCGCGAGCGAGTCTTCATCGTCGGATTCCGCTCCGACGTCGAGGCGGACTGGGCCTTTCCCTCGCCTACTCATTCCCATGACGCGCTGCTTTACGACCAGTGGGTGACCGGGGACTACTGGGCGCGGCACGGCCTCGCCGCCAAGGACCGTCCGGGCATGGACCCTCGAGTGGCGAGGAGGGTGGAGAGGCTTCGCTCCGAGGGACCTGGGGAGCTAGCAGCCTGGAGGACTGTCCGGGACGCCCTCGTAGGATTGCCCGAGCCGACCACCCGACGCAACGCCCGGCACCTCAATCACGTGCTGCAGCCCGGGGCCCGCTCCTACAAGGGCCACACCGGCAGCCCACTCGACCTGCCCGCCAAGACCCTCAAGGCCGGCGACCACGGCGTCCCCGGTGGCGAGAACATGCTGCGCCGTGTCGACGGGTCGGTGAGATACTTCACCGTCCGGGAGTCCGCCCGGCTGCAGACGTTCCCGGACAGGTACGAGCTGCACGGAGCATGGGGGGAAGCGATGAGGCAACTCGGCAACGCAGTCCCGGTAGTCCTCGCACAGAGGGTCGCGGGCTCGGTGGCGGAACACCTTGCCATTGCCACGCTGCGGCTTGACGCCGCTGACAGGCGGGCGCGGCGCGCTAGCCGGGCGCTTAGGGCATGAGCGGGGTCTTTGACCCGCTCGACACCGGGAACATCGCGGAGTCGATCGGGCGGGCTCTCGTGGACTCCGAGCCGCAGCGAATGGACCAGCTTGCCCCGTTCCGGGGCGCCGGCGTGTACGCCATCTATTACGCGGGCTCCGCTGCGCCCTACGAACTCCTCGGCAAGGCGAACCGCGAGTCCCTCAACGTTCCGATCTACGTTGGCAAGGCTTCCCCCAAGGGGGCCCGCAAGGGCAACATCGACGTCGCTTCCGGACAGGGCACGGCGCTCTACGACCGCCTGTCGAAGGACCATCAGCGCTCCATTGAGCAAGCGACCAACCTCGACGTCGAGGACTTTTGGGTGAAGTGGCTTGCGGTGGAGCCGCATTGGGTGACGGTTGGCGAGAACCTCATGATCGCACGGTTCGCTCCGGTGTGGAACGGCATTGTTGACGGCTTTGGCAACCACGCGCCCGGAAGCGGCAGGGAGCGGGGGAAGCTGTCGCGCTGGGACACGCTCCACCCGGGGAGGAAGGCGAGGGATCGGACGACAGGAGTCGAGAAGCTCTGGGCCGACACGTACGCCCCGCGGGACGAGTCCGTTGACGGCATCCAGGACGACGTGCGCGAGTACCTGCGGGCACGTCTATGACGATCGCGCCCCTGCTCGATCGCGCCCCCGGCCGATTGAGCGGGGCGCGATCGTCGGCTACTTGCGCAGGAGTGCGGCGGAAGCAGGCCGCGCCGCAGGCAGGACCAGCACGTCAGCGACTGAGCCACCGCTGGACCGTGGTGTTGTCGTAGAGGATGTCGGGCTTCCGGAACGGGGCCCAGTCGCGGTGCCGGGGAAGCCGCAGTGTGCCGGTGCTGCCCCAGCGGGCGGCATCGGCGCACGCGCGTGCGAGCCCGACGAGGGTTGCTTTCTGCGCCTTCGTGAAGTCCTTGACGATGCCCTTGGACATGATCTCGACGCCGAGGGTCCAGCGGTTCGCGTCGTTCGCGGGGATGCCGAGCGCGCTCCAGGGGGCTCGGCCGGCGAAGGTGCCGAGGCCGGCGTGCCAGATCGGCTGCGCGGCGTGGACGTACAGGGAGCCGTCGCGGTCGAGGGTGAAGCTCGACGCGGGGACCTCGTAGGCGGACTGGACCCACTCGATGATCCCGTCGTTCGCGCCCTTGGCGTTGCCGGGATGGTCGGGGTCGGTGGAGTCGGTGGCGGCGCCGGCGGTGTGGTGGAGCATCAGGGCGACCGGCAGCGCGTGCGCTCCCTTCCACGGGCCGGTGCGGTTCTGGCGCCATCCGCGCATGAAGGCGATGTCGGTGTCCTGGTCGACGTGCCCGGCGAGCGCGGCCTTCAGGTCCGCGTCGAAGCTCACATCTGCTCCTCGACGTCCAGCGGCCGCGTCGCGGTCGGGTCGATGTCGCACTCGACGTCGCAGATCTCGTCGACGGGGCGCGGCGGCGGGGTCAGGTTCGCCAGCGCGAGGGTGGGCGCGAGGACGCTGCCGATCAGGGACGCCCACAGGGCCACGTCCTTCTGCTCGACGATGCCGTAGGCGACGAGCAGCGGGACGACGCTCAGGCACACGCCGTAGAGCCACTTGCGCGCCTCGCGGGGCAGGAACCGGTCCATGGGGCCTCCCGGGGTGGGGTGTTAGCGGGTGAGGAACGCCGAGACGCCGAGCGCCATGGCGACGACGGCGGCGACGGTGGCGACGGTGGGGATCGCCCACACGCGTCGCTTGAGGTCTTCGAGCTGCTGCTGCTGATCGCGGGTCGCGGACTCCAGCTCGCCGACGCGGTAGGTCAGGTCGGCGTGCCCTTCGAGCGCGCGCAGCCGCTCTTCGTGGTCAAGGAGGTCGCGGGTGTATTCGTCGTGGGCGGCGAGCGCCTGCAGCAGGCTGCGGTCGATCTTCTGGAGCAGCTCCCACATCTGGCCGAGGGACACGGTGACGCCGTCGTCGGCCATGGGGCGCTCCTTAGATGGGGATGCCCCAGCCGTTCGCGGGGACGAGGTGCCGGGTGTCGGCGAGGCCGGCGGTGGAGCTGGCGCCGATGGCGGCGGTGCGGGTGGCGAGCGCGTTCGTGGTCGCGTCGCCACCGGTCACGGAGCCGCCAGCGCCGATCCCCGCAAGCCGCGCCAGCAGCGCGGCGGTGCCGGTGCTGGTCGAGGTGCCGGTGCCGAGCACGGTCAGGAGCACGCCGGCGGCGGCGCTGCCGGTGCTCGTCGAGGTGGCGGTGCCTGACGCGAGCCAGAGGGCTTCGAGGTAGGCGGCCTCGGCGGTGCCGGCGGTGGTGGAGGATCCGTCGGCCGCGGTGAGCCACAGTGCGTCGAGCAGTCCGGCGTCGGCGCTGCCGATGGACTGGGATGCGCCGTCGGCGGCGGCCTGCCAGAGGGCCTCGGTGAGCTGCGCGGCCGCGGTGCCGGTGGCGGTCGAGGATCCGTCCGCGGCGGCGGTCCAGAGGGCCTCGGTGAGCTGCGCGGCCGCGGTGCCCGTGCTGGTCGAGGACCCGTCCGCGGCCGCGGTCCAGGTGGCCTCGACCGGCGTCGCTGCTGCGGTGCCGGTTGTGGCGCTGGAGCCTGCGGCCGTCGGCGACAGGCGGGCGGTGACGGCGGCCGTGCCCGTGCTGGTTGAGGTGCCGGTCGCGGCGACGGTCCACAGCGCCTCGATGGGCTGCGCGTCCGCGGTGCCGGTCGAGGTGGTGCTGCCGTCGGCGGTCGCGGTCCAGGTGGCCTCGACCGGTGTCGCGTCGGCCGTGCCCGTCGTGGTCGACGATCCGTCCGAGCTTGCGGTCCACGTCGCCTCCACCGCGGTGACGTCTGCGGTGCCGGCGGTAGTCGAGGATCCGTCCGCGCTCGCGGTCCACGTCGCCTCGACCGCCGTGGCGCCGGCCGTGCCGGTGCTCGTCGAGGATCCGTCACCGGCCGCGGCCATGACGGCCGCGGGCACGGTGCCAGCGGCGCTGCCGTCGCTGGTCGAGATGCCGGCGGCCGTGGCGGTCCAGGTGTAGTGCTGGACGTCGGCGGCCCCGGAGCCCGTGGTCGTCGACGCCCCGGCCGCGCTGGCGGCCCAGGTGGCCTCCAGGACGGTCGCGGAGGCTGCCCCGATTGACAGGGAGAGGCCGACGGCGGCGCCCGTCCGCGTCTGGCGGGTGTAGGCGGCCGCGGACCCCGTCGAGCTGGACGCGCCGGCGGCGGCCGCGCGCAGCGTGGTGCGCGAGGCCGCGGTGCCGGTCGAGGCGGAGGACCCGGTCGCGATCCCCGGCCAGGTGTAGTGCTGGACGGTCGCCGCGGCCGAGCCCGTCGAGGAGGTCGCGCCCGTCGCGGCGCCGGAGACCTTCCCGCTGATCAGCGTCGCCGCGGACGTCCCGGTCGAACTTGTCACACCGGAAGCGACGCCGACGAACTTCCGCGAGTAGACGATGACGATCTTCGCGGCGGAGACGTACTGGAGGTGCGTGCCGCCGCCGCTCTTCGCGCACGAATAGCGCACCAGGAACGTCGAGTCCCGGAACTGGCTCACCGACACGACCCCGGTCAGGTCGATGCTGTCGTACCCGTTCGAGACCCGCTTCGACAACCCCATCGTGGAGCCGACCTGCGACCCGCTCACGAAGCACGCGACCTGTGTCGTCCACCGCTGCGTGTTCGAGACGTACTGCCAGGCCTCCAGGGTCGCGCTGACGATCGTGTCCGTCGACTCCAGCAGGGACGCGATCCCGTAGGCGGAGACCTCGCCGAGGTACGTGGCCGCCGTCGTCGCCGAGAGGCTCGAATAGGTGGCCGTGTCCGCGTCGTAGGCGTTAGCGGTGCTCGTCCAGCTGACGCCCGAGTAGCCGAACGCGCCACCCCACACAGTCAGAGTTCCCATGCGGCGCCCCTCGCGTCGTCAACGCGCGACGCGGTTCGCGCGCGCCCGAGTCGAGCCTGGTCAGTCGAGCGTCATGGTGAGCGCGGAGATCGCGAACTCCAGCGAGTCGTTCGCGCCCGGGGTGCGCGCATCCGTCAGCGACCACCAGGCGCGGACCTCGCCGCTGGTGCCGCTGGCAGAGGTGACCAGGGCGCAGTGCGTGATCTGCGCGCCGGTGCCGGCGGTGAACGGCCCGAAGGTGACGGCCGCGGAGTTCTTGATCTCGGGCACGTTTGAGCCGTTCAGTGCGGCGGTGCCCCACGTGGGCGCGACGCGGGCGTACCCGGTGGCCCCGTACTCGGTGAGCTGCGCCACGGTCGAGGTGTCGCTCGGGGCGGCGGTGAGCAGCGCGAGGTAGGTGGTGGCGGCCGTCAGCGTGGTCTTGCCCATGACGCCCTCGAGGGCCTTCAGGGCGCCAGCGTCGGAGATCTCTCCAGCCATGTCGTGCTCCTTACTCGATGGTGACGGTCACGGTGAGATCCGCGCCCGGAGTCGTGGCGCCGACGGAGTCCACGTCGACGGTGAGGAAGTCGCCGGCGGCGACGGTGAGGTCGGCCGGCGCGAGGGTGGCGGTGTGCGCGCCGGCGGGGATGGTGAGCCGATCCGCCGGGTCGGCGAAGACGCTCTCGCCGTTGCGATTGACGTCCAGCACGATGCCGCTGCCGGTGGCGGGAGTGCCGACGGCGCCGCGCAGGACGGTGACGGTGCCGGCGCGCTCGCAGTAGTAGCGGCTCGCGCCCTCGAGGACGGCGAGGGTGCCGGCGCGGGAGAACACCGGCGCGGTGCCGGATGGGCCGGCCGGACCGGCCGCCCCCTGGGGACCGGTGTGGGAGACGATGACTCGCGTCGGCGTCGAAGGCGAGCTCACCAGGATCCGCGCCGTGACCATGCCCGTCACGATGACGCGGACGCGGCGGGGCTCGTCGATGGTGATCGTCACGGGCTGGACTCCACCGGACGCGTCACCTGTGGCCAGACGGTCAGCTGCCCCTCCAGGAGCCGCGTGACGTCGCCGTTCGCGGACTCCACCTCCAGGTCGTACACGTATCGACCTGCGGGCACGCTGCTCGTGTCATCCGCGCTCATCAGCAACGTCAGAGTGCCGTTGACGCCCCCCAAGTGGATGCCCTCGGTGTCGTCCAGGTCGATCACGGGGGCGGGCGCCTCGACGCTGACACGGGCCTGAAGCCTGGCGGCGTAGCCGGTGAGGTCGACCATCTCGTAGGTCTCGCTCCCCTCGACCTCCCAGGCAAGCACGTAGTCCCACGTGGCTCCCTGATAGACGTCGAGATTGAGCTGGCCGGGCTGCTGCATCTAGGCCTCCTCGCCGGGTAGGAACTGGTCGGTGTCGGGGTCGTAGCGGTCGCCGATGCCGGCGAAGCGGCCGCGGAAGCGGCCCTGCCACGACGTGAGACGCCAGTCCCCGGGCCAGCGCTTCCGCATCCATGCGCGCGCGCGCGGCTCGATCTCGGGGAAGTCCCTGGAGCCGCAGCCGGAGTGGTCGGCGTCGGGTCGAAGGTGCGGGTCGCATCCCCCGAAGTCGCAGGAGGACACGACGATGACCTCGGTGACGGTGCCGTTCTCGATCCGGGCGATGTGCGCCATCGCGTGCTCCTAGGGGTTCGTGGAGTAGCGGAGGATGACGACGCCGCTGGCGCCGTTCGTGCCTTCGTTGGAACCCGAGCTCGACCTAGACCCACCCCCACCCCCGGAGCCGGTGTAGGCGTTCGGGTTCGTTGCGGCGGTGATCTGCGCGGCCTGCGAGGACACGGCCCCGTCGCCGCCGACGCCGCTACTCCCCCCAGCTGCGAACGCCTGGTCGCCGGTGTTGATCTGCGCGCCCCCTCCTCCACCGGCCGCGACGACAAGATCGGGTCCGGTGATCGAGGCGACCCAACCGTTGCCCCCCACGCCCGGGCTCGCGGCTGCGGCCGTGGTGCCGGCACCCCCGGCGCCCCCACCCCCTCCACCCCGGTAGATGCTGCCTCCGACGCCGGAGTCGTAGCCGTTGCCTCCCGAGTTGCCCATGCCGTCGCCGTTGCCAACGCGCCCGGGGTCCCCGGGATTGTGATAGCCACCGCCGCCCGAGCCACCCGTCTGCGCGAGCGCGCTCATGCCGCCACCGCGGCCACCCCCTCCGGCGACGTACGTGACTCCGCGCTGCCCGAACTCGTTGTCGTTGCCGATGTAGAGCGACGATCCCGAGCCGCTCGCTGACGGGTAGGACGTGCCGCGGCCCCCGGCGCCGACGTTGATCGCCGAGAAGCGCTGCTGCTCGGGGATGAGCGACTCCGTGCGACTGACGACGCCACCAGCACCACCACCTCCACCCGTGCGATCGGTGGGCGCGCCTCCCCCACCTCCCCCACCCACGACGAGCATCTGAACATCGAAGAATCTGCTCCCCGCGGTTGCGCCCTTCAGGAAGCCGATCTCGTCCGCGTAGGAGGTGAACGTGCGCACGGTGTAGGCGCCGTCGTAAGCGACGCTGCCCCCGCCGGCGAACTGGGGGACGCGGCACTGCGAGGACACGACTCCGGCGGGGATCATGGCGCCAGGTCCCCGATGGCGACCCACAGGTTCGTGCCGCGCTTGATCAGCGTGGCGCTCGACCACGGGGCGCGCAGCTTGAGGCCCGGGGTGGCGTTGACGGTGACGCCGGTGTCCCCGGCGATGGTGACCTGGCCGGCGCCGGTCTGGAGCACGGTCACGGTGGCGCCGATGGCTATCTCGGCGGTGGCGTTCGTGGGGACGGTCAGCGTCGTGCCGGTGGACTTGCTGATCTCGATGAGCTTGCCGACGTCTCCCAGGCCGAAGGCGTAGGAGTCGGTGCGCGAGTTCGTCACCAGCGGCGCGTCAAGCACGCCGGCGTTGAGGACCTGGATGCGGCCAGTGTGGTCGATGCTCAGCCGGGGCATGAGCGCGCCGTCGGTGTCGCGGGTGGTGGAGAACAGCAGGGTCGAGGGCATGTCGTCGTTGCCCGGCGCGGCGGACACCTCGGCGGCGATCTGCGCGCCGGGCACCCACTCGTCGCCGTCCCAGCCGTCGAAGGACACGGCGCCGAGATCGTCGCCGTTCTGCACGACGGACGGGGAGGAAGCGGTGCCCCGGGCCTTGCCGATGGCCACGGTCTGCGCCGCGGACGAGGCCGACCAGTACCGGTAGACGGTGCCGAAGGGGCTGACGGTGGAGCCGTCGCAGATCTCCAGCCGCATCGCCGTGGAGTTCCAGATGACGCGCCCGGCCCACTTATCCCCCGAGCCGAGGGCGTCGATCTGCGCCTGCGTGAGCGAGGTGATCCCGGGCGCGGCGTCGATGGCCTGCGAGAGCGCCTGGATGTCGCCCGGGACGTCGACGTCGTCGGTGGGGATCGGGTACGGGTAGCCCTTGCCGGTCGTGGTCACGTAGCGCTCCTAGGGGGCTGGGGCCTGCCAGTCGGCCAGGTCGTCGTAGTCGGCGAAGCCGCTGGCGAGGTCCGCGTAGTCGGTGAAGTTGTCGGGGAGGTCGGCGTAGACGGCGGCGCTGACGGTCTGCTGGAGGTCGAGCTCGGCGCCGGCGGGCTTCTCCGACAGGGCGGCCGCGAGGGTGTCGTCGATGTCGACGACCTCCGACGTGCGCACCAGCACCGTGATCAGGTACGGGTCGATGCCGGTGACGTTATGGAATACGCGCACGCTCTTCGTGCCGGTGAGGGTGCGGGCGACGGCCTTGCGCATGGCCGCGGCGGATCCGCGTCGCTGCAGCGTGGACGCGTGCGCGACGGCGTCGCGCCGGTCGGCGTCGGACAGGTTCGCGGTGTCGATGCCGACCAGCCAGCCCAGCCATGCCAGCCATCGCGAGTCGGCCGCCGCAGGATTGGCCAGCTCGCACGTGCCCGTCACGGACGTGTCCGGGTCGGTGGCGTCGAAGAGCCGCACGACGTCGGCGTTTGGCTCCAGCAGCGCGGCGAGGTAGCGCTTCAGCGGGTAGTCCCCGGAGGCGGCGTCGGCGTCGCGCACGTAGTCGGGGAGGCGCTCGTAGACGAGCTCGGTGATGCGCGTGACGGTGGGCGCGGCCATCAGGTCACCGAGACGGTGACGGTGCCGGCGGTGACGAGGGTGTCGAAGTCGATCGTGACCGTGCCGGAGGGGGTGGTGACGGTGTCGACGTAGTCGACGCCCTCGACGGTGCCGACCTGGGCGATGAGGTCGTTCACGATGATGTCGCCTCCCCACGTCCAGGTCTCGGGGTTCATCCACTGCAGCAGCTTCGCCTCGACGTTCGACTGCACGGTGAGGGTGGAGTACCCGGCGAGGGCGACCACGGCGAGGTCGACGTTCTGGCTGTGGATCGTGGCGGCGGCGACGTGGACGTCGAGGATGGCGCTGGACGCGGCCTGCATGGCGGCCTGGAGCTCGTCGAGGACTCCCTGGGCGAGTGCGCCCCCGCGCCCGTGGACGTAGATGGAGATGTGGCCGATGTCGTCGCCGGGCGCGTTGACGTCGGTGCAGTCGTACAGGTCGACGGCCTGGGCGCGGCTGACCCGGATGTCCTCGAGGCAGTAGGCCGCGAAGTGCACGGGGATGACCAGGCTGGAGGTGACGCGCGCCAGCCGGGCGCCGGCCCGGTCGATGTAGGCGGTGTCGGACTCGGCGTCGGAGCCGCCCGACAGCGCGGTGGCGATCTCGGCGGCGACGGCGTAGGGGACGGTGTCGACGATGTCCAGGGCGGTGCCGACGGCGAGGCCGTTCACGGCTCCGGTCCCGGTCTCGGTGGCCACCGGCACGGTGAGGTTCGCGACGTCGGTCCCGCTGGTGTCCGCGGTGACCGCGAGGATGAGTTCCTCGCCGGGCACCTCGAAGCGGCTGCCGGTGACGATGGTGACGGTCCGGGTGGTGTCGAAGGTGACGAGCACTTCCCCGGTGGCCGGGACCCCCTCGGACCGGGGGATGTTGTACAGGGCGAGGACCGCCTCGACGACGGTGCCGGGCAGCCGGTTGCCGGCGTAGATCAGGTCGGCGACGCCGAGGGCGAGGGCCTCCATGACGACGACCTCGGTGGAGCCGTTGCGCGGAACCCACTCGGGGAACGCGGTCTGCGCGTACTCCACGGCGTCGTCGATGATGCGCTGCGGGTCGGCGTCCTCGATGACTAGCTCGAGGTAGGAAAGGTCCAGATCCTGGGGCATCGTCGCGCTCCTACTCTTGGGCCCACTCGACGGAGACGCGGACGGTGGAGTTGCCCTGGACGTCGTAGTCGACGGTGACGGCGGTGACGGTCAGGTCGGGCTCGCACAGCTCGACCGCTGCGGCGACCTGGATCCGGTCGACGCCTTGCTGGGGTGGGTCCTGCAGGCCGTAGGACGGGGCGAGGCCGCGTTCGCTGGCGATCGTCGACACCACGGCGCCGGCGAGCTCGCCGGCTTGCCGCGGGGAGCCCTGCTCGACGGCGACGGCTTGCCCGGAGCCGTCGAGGCGGAACGGGTGGGAGAGGACGCGCATCTCAGTCCCTTCAGTGCTGTCCGTTGGACGTCACGCCGCCGCGCAGCGCCCCGATGACGACGAAGTCGTCCCGGTCCAGCTGGGCGACGAGGACGGTGTCGCCGGCCTGCACCAGGTCGGCGCGTAGCTCGTCGGCGGGGACGGTGTGGCTGTGGGTGTGCTCGCCGGCGGCCGAGGTGGTGAGCACGATGGTGCGGACCACGTTCGCCACGATCGCCAGCGGCCCCCACTCGATGCCCGGCCAGGTGGAGCGGATCTCGACCCACACGCCGGCCGTCGACGTGCGGGTCACCTTTCCCCGGTACAGGCGCCTCATGAGTCGCTGCTCTTCCGGGGCCGGGGCTTCTTCGGCACCGAGGCCGAGATTGACACCGGGGAGACCTTGTCGTAGGTGATGTCGATCGAGTTCACCAGCCACGTCCCGGACGCCGCGCCGGCGTTGCTCACCCGGAGGCGGTGCCACGGCCGGATTCGCAGGCCTGCCGCGTGCGGCAGCTCCACGTCCAGGGTCGCGCGCACCTCGGTGTCGTCGTCGGAGTCGGTCCAGGTCATCGAGTAGGCGTCGCTGCGTGCGTTGCTCTTCCACGTGACCGGCCAGGTCGGCGTCGCCGCGCCGCCCTTCCACGCCCAGTGTCGGGAGCCGAAGTAGAAGCGGCCGTCGGCCTCGACCCACTCGAAGTCGATTTCGCCCCCGAGGTCGCCGATCACGTCGAGCACCGTCTGCGCTTCGTCGCCCCCGCGCTGGGAGATCTCGCCGCGCTTGTTCGTCGCCTGCACGATCGGGATGCCCCCCGCGCGCTTCACGGCGCGGCTGACCCACTGGCTCGGCGACACTTGCTTCTCCGCCGAGGTCCGGTAGGTCTTCCGCAGGGTGCGCCCGAGCGGGGATCGCGCCCGGAAGCTCGCGGTGACCTCCTGGTCCCCGATCATCGCCATCTCGACCGAGCCGACCTCCCAGCGGGAGCCGTCGAAGACGATCGCGGTGCCGGTCTGGGCGAGCGGGGAGCCGAGCAGGCGCTGGCGCTGGTCGGCGCCCACGATGGTGAGCTCGGACAGGGTGGCGGTGGCGTAGTTGACGGTCACCTCGGTGACCGCGTCGGCGAGCTCGGCCTTCAGCCGCTTCCCGACGACGCGCAGCGTCGACAGGTCCGGCTCGCGGAAGCCGGTCACCGAAGCGTTCCGGCGTCATCGGCCGGCTGCCTCGGCAGCCAGTCCGGGCGCCGCGACCCGATCACCTGGGCTCGCCGCACCTGGGGGGAGCGGCGCGCCACCGACTCGGCCTCCCGGGCCGACAGGTTCAGCGGCGGGTCGGGGATGGGCACTCCGTAGGGGGACAGGTCGCCGAAGGCCATCATCTTCTCCCCT